TTCTTCTGGTGGAACAATGATAGCAATGGGTGGTGGGTCAAATCCCTTTGATAGTTTGTATAAAGGTGGTTAAATAGAAATAAGAGGTAGCATTAAATGTCAAATCAAATAGTATCAAAATTAGCAGAAGCATCTAATATTAATCAATTTGATATTGCTGCAAATAGTGGTGGTAAATCTACAAGTATTGCTGGTGGAATTATAAAATTTGAATATTTTGAAAGTATTTTAGAGGACACAATAACTGCAAAGGTAACTTTTGCTGATGCTGGAAATGCTATTAATAATAAAACCGCACTTGATGGATTACCAATTGTTGGAAGTGAAAAAGTATCTATTAAATTTACAGATAATAACAAAAAAGAAATTAAATTGAGTTTATATATTAGAAAAGTAACACCAATTTATGATGACACAACTAAATCAATGGTTATTTTAGATTTAGCATCTAAAGAAATGATTATGAATGATAAAGTTAGATTAAATCAAAGGTTTGATGGTAAAATATCTGATTATATTAAAACAATTTTTACTGATGAAAATTATTTGGGAACAGAAAAAGACTTTGAGATAGAAGAAGTCTCAAACAACTATAATTTTATTGGTAATAACTGGAAACCATTTTATGCAGCAAATTGGTTATCTAAAAGATCTGTGTCTGCAAAAAATCAAACTTTAGGTGATAGTGCTGGGTATTTGTTTTTTGAGACATCAGAGGGATTTAAGTTTAAGTCAATTGATGGATTATTTTCACAAAAACAAAAAAAATCTATTATCTATAATCAAACTCCAGACTCAAGAGGCGAAAATGTTCCTGCTGGGTATGATATTAAAGCACTTGAATATGAAAAGGACAATCGTGTTGATGTTCAGTCAAAATTTCAAATGGGAGCATACTCAACTCGTACAATTGTTTTTGATCCCTTCAATTGTTATTATGAGGTAATCAATCCAATATCAGAAGAGAAAAAGGGTTCTCTAAAACTTGGTGGTAAAGAACTTCCTGTATTAAATCCAGAGTTTAAACGTTCAGGTAAAAATAAAGAGTTTTCGAGAACTCAATATATGTTAATTGATAAAGGAACTCTTCCCACAGGAAACACTAAACAGCAAATTGAAAAATCAAAAGAACAAAACTTTGATCCTCAAAAGATTTTAAATCAAGCAACGATGAGGTATAATCAGTTATTTTCTTCTACCTCTACTGTTACAATTGCGGGGGATTATTCTTTACATGCAGGAGATATTGTATTTTTAGATGCCCCAGATCTTCAGACAAATGTGAAAAATGATGAAATAAATAGACAGAGTGGTGGTTTATATATTATAGCAGATTTGTGTCATTATGTTACTCAAAGAAATACTTATACTAAATTGACTTTAGCAAGAGATTCTGTTGGAAGAAAAGGAAATCATACATCAAGATTCTTTAATGACGTGTAATATGAAACTTATGGGGGCAAATAACTAATGGAAGGTGGAGCACTATTTAATCCTGGATTTTTAGGAGGCAGTTTCCTTTGGTGGGTGGGACAGATTTCTGATGACTCATATTGGAGAAGTAATATTAACCCGGAAAATTACAAATCAGAAAAGGAAATTCCTGGGTGGGGGTATCGTTATAAAGTCAGAATTATTGGTATTCATGATAAAGAAGAAGAAACCATAAAATCTGAACAACTTCCTTGGGCGCAAGTAATGTACCCAGTCACTGCAGGAGGTGGACAAGGTGGTTCAATGCAAACACCAAATATTCGTCAAGGTATGTTTGTGTTTGGATTCTTTTTAGATGGTGCCGATCAACAAGTTCCAGTGATTATGGGAGTTCTTGGAAATAATACTCAAACCAAACTATCGTCAACGATTGGTATTGATTCTTCCAATTTTGCAGGAACCAGTGGAGTAGCAAATAGAACTGGTAGTGATGGAAAAGGAACAGGAAAAAGCACTCCTGAAGTATCAGATTCTAATGTATCAAGAAATCAACCACCACCAAAAACAAAACCAGTAGAAGAGGCAGCAGGAAAAAATCCAGCACCTATTGCATCACAGAGACAGGACGAAAAACTCAAAGAAAAAATAACACTTTCAAGTCCGTGTAAGCATCAAAATACAAATCTTAAAAATATTCAAGTTGCAATAGAAGAGTTGAGTAAAAAAATTACACAACTTACAAATGCACTTTCAATATACTCTGCTGCTGCATCATCGAAAATTTCTGATATTCAGAAACTAATTGAAAATATAATTGCCGAGGCATCTGATGTAATAGCAAAATGTTTAAAAGGAATTTTTGATCAGGTTGAGGCATTTGCACAAGATCTTGTAAATAAATCTCTTAAGGCAGTTGAAAATATTGCGATTCCAACCAGTAAACTGAAAATACTTTTATCTAAAATTCGTGGGTTTGAGTCACTAACATGTGCATTTAATAAAATTGGAGCAGGATTAATTGATTTGGTGAAAAGTTTTTTAAATAAGCAATTTGGAGCACAGATTTCATCTGCTAAAAATATTTCAAATAATTCTTTAATTGCCTCACCACCCTTTCCATCGGTTGAAGATTCCTCACAGAATCCATCTACACCTCCTTTAAATTTCCCAATTAATGAAATTCCAAATCAATCAGAACAACAAACTTTTACTCCAACTCCTTCTTGTATTACAGAATCTTTAGTTAGTGAGATTTTATCTCAAAATATAAATATAATCTTAAGTGCAATAGATGATTCAATTGCTCCAGGTTATTTTGAAACAACAAATGCACTATTAGTTTATGATGAAAATACAATTTCTTTTCCAAGTTCTGGTGGAAATATTAGCAATTTTAGTCAAGATTTTATTAATAAATTAAATCTTGCATCTCAAATATTGGGAACTTCAGGAAATTTGAACCTTGAGAGTATTGTAAACTCCATTGCATCATCTATAGGATTAAATGGTGGAAATCTACAGCAAACAATTAAATCATTTTCGAGTGGGGATTTGGTTGGCGGATTTTTATCTCTAGCAGAACAGGCAGGAATAAATTCAAATATTATCAGCAGTGCAACAACTCTTTTAAGTGGGGGTGATATTGTGGGAGGGTTATCATCAATTGCAAGTTCTTTTGGTGTTGATCCTAGTTTATTGGGATCACTTACAAAATCTATTCAATCAATTCAAGGAGGACAATTACCTACAGACATACTTTCAGAAGCATTTAATCCTAATTCTTTAATACCCGGAATAAATATGGATATTGCACAAGCAATGAGTTTTATTACTTCTATTATCGGATTTTTTGGTTGCGATCCCGAACCTTTATGTGCTGCCACCGATCAATATAGTTTATATAATGGTGGATCTACAACGGGAAATGTTCCATCAATTGCTAATATTGCAAAAAATGTCTAAATCTAAAATATCACCAATATCAACAGATAATATTAAAGTTTCATATGCAAATAGTGCAGGAATTCTTTTTGAAAATATTTCTGTTTCTGATGCAAATGATTATGAAAAAATAAATCCAGGAACTACTTTTTTATTTTTAGATGGCGATCAAAAGTATAGATATCTTAATATTGATCAAGTTAATTCATTAACAGTATCAGATTTAATAACTAAAAAATCTCAATGCGATACCTCACCAAAACCTTTGGGGCCGCCAAAAGTAGTATTTGCTCTTGGAACTGGTATTGGTGCTGAAGCTAATCCAATTATTGGATCAAATGGAGAATTGTTGGGTATTGATATTGTAAGATCTGGAATTGGATATGAAATACCACCAATAATTAAAATCGTTGATGAAAGTAATACTGGTTCTGGTGCGGTTGTTCAAGCAACAATTGAAAATGGATCTGTAAGTGGAGGAATTGTTTTAGATCCTGGAAATAATTATATTCCAATTCAACCATCCACAACACCAGAATCATCATTTGGAACATTACTACCTGGATCAACAACAACACCAACAGCATCGTTGAGTGCAACATACGACTTAAATGGTTTTGTAACTTTGACTTGGAATACAGATGGGGCAACAAGTTTAAGTTCTAATTTTGGACAAACCATATTAAATGGATCAGTAATTTTATCTGGAACACCAGAAACACAAATATTTTCAATTACTGCAACAAATTCAGGAGGATCAATAACCAAATCGGTAATTGTAAATATTGAAACATTACTACCTGGATCAACAATTCTTGGAACACCATCAGGATCACAATTTGGAACACCATCAGGATCAACAATTCTTGGAACACCATCAGGATCACAATTTGGAACACCATCAGGAACAGCATCAGGAACAGCATCAGGATCACAATTTGGAACACCATCAGGATCAACAATTCTTGGAACACCATCAGGATCACAATTTGGAACACCATCAGGAACAGCATCAGGAACAGCATCAGGATCACAATTTGGAACACCATCAGGATCACAATTTGGAACACCACCTGAACAAGAACCCAGTTATCCTGCTTTATTGGGATTGCAAAATGTGGTTATAAATAATCCAGGAATCAACTATACTCCTGGAATAGATGTTGTAGAAATTTCTCCTAATAATGGAACAATTCTTCAAACAATTTTTAATCCTTTTGGACAAGTTGTAGAAGTAAAGGTGGTAAGATCAGGAATTGGTTTTACAGAACGTCCAAATATAACAATTCGATCTGATTCTGGTATTAATGCGGATTTCACACCAGTCTTTGAAATTATTCGTGATCCAAATGCACTTGACTTAAAAATCGAACAAAGAAAAATTCTTACGGTTATTGATATTGTTGGATTACAAGTTCAGGGATTTGTTGGTGGAAAACCTTATTATGGTAATGTTTATTATGACAATGGAGAAAAGTATGCTGGGCCATATAAAAGTTTTGATACGCAAATTAGAGTATATGATACTCTTTCAGAGAGCATCAAAAAATAAAGTGGGGTTTAACTTACATGTCTGAAGGATCTAAAATAAATTATTATACAACCCAGCAAGGAAATGGTGATGGTGATATTTCTTTTGGGAATATTTCTTTTGACGGAACTTGCACTGCTGATATTTGTTTGAGAGCATCTGATGGACACCATTTTCTTGAAATGGCAAAAGATGGTCCAAGAAAGGGTTGGACGACTCAATGTGCCCCAGGTGCCTTTCAAATAGAATGTGCGGAACTTTTATCAAAACCTGATATTGGATTTTCCATTAATGCAAAGAATGGTGATATTGTAATTAAGGCAAATAATGGTAAAATTAGATTAGAAGCAAATGATATTGAATTGAGTGCAAAAGGCCCAAACAGCAAAGAGGCAAATATTGTTTTAGATGCTGATGGTGGTGGCATTAAATTAAAGTCAAATAACATTACTTTTGATGCCACAGCAACACTTAAATTAATTTCAAATGTTTATGATTGTTCTGCTGAAATGATGAAGATGAGAGTCTCTATTATGCAAGGATTGAGTTGTGCAACGAAAGGTATTGTAAGAAAGTAAAGGAGGTAATTTATGGCATTCGTAATGGATGAAGTTTGGGCGAATAATGGACAACTTCTTTGTTGTGCAGAGGGAGTTGTTCCTATTGCTCTTGGGGTTGGCCCTGCTAAAATACCAGGTTCTGGATATGTTGAAGGTCCTTTTCAGGTAGGAAATCCTTTCATTTTTCCAAGTGTTTATGCAACTATGATGGTTGGCCCAACATCAAATCCAAAATCACCAAAACCAACTATGCCAGGTGCAACATGTTATGGAGTTAATAACCCATATTCTCTTGCAGTGTCTGGCCCTTCAGCATTTTTGGGCCCCGTTGATGCTGCAACAAATATAGTTGCTGGAGGAAATATTTCAGCTCAAGGAAATGTTATTTCAAATTGTGGTGGACATATTCTTGCTGCAAAGAAAAACTTTGATATTCCTCACCCATCAAAAGAAGGGTATAGACTTCGACACACCTGTCCAGAGGCACCTTATAATGATGTTTATATTCGTGGAAAAGTGAAAAACAAAACTGAAATTGAACTACCATCTTATTGGAAAGATTTTGTTGATATTCAATCAATTACAGTCTCATTGACTCCAATTGGGGCACATCAAAATGTAATCGTAAAAAGGATTGATGAGAATAAAGTTTATCTTCAGGCACAGGGAGGAATTCCTATCAATTGTTTTTATCACATTTTTGCAGAAAGAAAAGATGGAGAAAAATTAATTCCAGAATACCAAGGACAAGGACCACAAGATTACCCAGGAAATAATGATGAATATTCTGTTCTTGGATACCACTATCATGTAAAAGAGTAAAATATGGACTTATTTAAACCAGTCAAAGTTGGTAATAAAAATCCAGAGGACGTTTCGACTTTTGGAAACCTTTCAATGAGGTTTGATTATGTTGTAAAAGGTTTGACTGTCGATGATGTTTACCCATCAGAAGCAGTAACTCCATGGCTTCATTATAATATGAGAGTTGGTAATCTTCGTGCTGATGGAGAAGTAGAATCTCAATTTGGACTTCATAGACTTTCCAATAAGAAAAATTTTGATATTCCACACCCAAACAAATCTGGTTGGAGATTGAGGCATACTTGTTTAGAGGGTCCAGAAAATGCAGTATATTTCAGAGGTAGACTTAAAGAAAATGCTGTAATTGAACTTCCAGATTATTGGAAAAACTTTGTAAATTATGAAAGTATTACAGTATCACTTACACAAATTGGTTCTTCTCAAGATTTAATTGTAGATAAAATTGAAGGTGAATCAAAAATTTTTATTCGATCTGGAAATAAATCTCCAATTGATTGTTATTATATGATTCATGCAGAAAGAAAAGATGGAGAAAAATTAATTCCAGAATACCAAGGACAAGGACCACAAGATTACCCAGGAAATAATGATGAATATTCTGTTGCTGGTTATCATTATGATACAAAAGATGGAGTTATTAAATGACTTATAAATCTATTCTTCAAAATGTGGTACCTTATTATGGTCCAGCTCAAATTGGTATATATCATACAATTAATGAACCAGTTTATTATGGTGGACCAAATTCTTGGCAAGTTGATGATGATATTAATGTTGACGATGCACAAATTAACACTTCTGGAATTAGTAGTGCAAATATAAACATTCTTGATGTCTTATCCTTTCAATCATCATATCAAGTTAGCAAAGGAGTCTTGAGTGGAATAACATCATCAAACAGATTAAACTTACAATTTGATCCAAATACTGCTATTTCTATTTCTTTGAATCCATACACAACAATTGCAACAACTGATGCTGGAATTGGAACTGATATCATTCCTGCAATAGTTAATCAAACACAAGTTTCTATTGGTGAATTGTTTGTAAATGGTGCGGTTAATATTCCCATTGTTGGTTTTGGAACAACAGTAGTTGTTGGTTTTGGGACGACTTCAGTAATTTCTCTTGCATCTACTATTAGTTCTGGTATTTCTTCTGGTGATACTTTATCTTTCAAGAGATCTGACTGGACAAGTGTACCTTGGGTTAATGGTGAAGGTGGTAGGATGATCGATTTGAATCTTGCAAATAATATGGTTATTGTTGGTGGAATTGCTACTGTACCAATATGGAATTTTCAAAATCTTTCAAATTTAAATTCAAAAATGGCAACTATTACAGTTGTCGGAATTGCAACACAAGTTGTTGCCGGTACTGGAGCATCCAACGTTTCTTATCCTGGTGGTAATGTATCTGCCGGAACATCCTTTAAAATAGATGGACAATATCAATATGTAAATTCAAATATTCAAAATATAAACTGGTCTAATGGTGCCACACCAGATTTTATAAACGCTCAAGATACTCTGATTACCTTCAGAATTTTAAAAGATGATGCAGGTACATTACGTGTTTATGGTACAAAAGAATTTTAATTCTAAATCTTGACAAAACCTCTCCAGTGCCCTATAATACATAAGCAATCAAAATGACTCAAATGCAAGAAGAGTATCTGACAAGATGCGTTGTAGACACCCTCAAAAGAACAGTATAT